AAGCATATATTAGAGGTTATCTTCGCCCCGTAAAGGATGGAATACTTGATCCCCAAGCAATCTATATGTACGATAGATTGGACCTTGCAGTTAGGCAATACAAGCTATCAGATCTTTTAACACCAAAAGTTTGTTCACATTTAAGAGCTGAGAACGACACAAAACTGCTTATCTTTTATGCAGACGATTATTTCAATTTACACGACACGAAGATTTTTAACGAAACTCTTTTAGAAAAAAGAATTCCCCTTAACAAAGTCCACATGATTATGAAGGACGATTTGTTTCGACGTTTTGCAAGAGACAAGATGGGAGACGAAATCAACTATCATGTGTACTCACCATTGCAAACAAGAGTGAGGAACTTTGACTTTGTTCATAAAACAAATAAAAAATTTAGTGTATTCAGTAGAAACTATAACAAGCATAGACTAGCATTACTTTTAGAACTCGTAAAGGCTGGTTTAATTGAAGATTTCAATTACACCTTCCATAATTACAATCCTTATGTTCTGATTGACCATAGTAATCCCGATGGTAAGATTGAGGATAGAGTAAAAGTATATACACCAGAAGAAATTGTAGCAGATGCCAGAGAGTTCAATTTGTACGATGAGAATACGAAGAAATGGATTGAACAAATTCCACATCAAATTGAGGATAGTCGGCGCGAATCTCTAAACAAGTGGACTAATGTTATTATGGAAGCTCTTATTGACGCAGACTTTCATATTATTATCGAGTCTCATTACGATCCTTTTAATAACTATATGGGATACCAAGGTAAGGTTACTGTAGAAGAATTTTCACCAGCGTTTCTAACAGAGAAAACGTACAAGTGTATTGCAGCCGGACGCCCATTTTTAGCGTACACCACTCCATACTTTATTAAAGAGATCCGAACACTTGGTTACAAAACATTCCATCCTTATATAAATGAAAGTTACGACAGTATTGAAGATAACGATAAAAGAAGACAAGCGATTGTCAAAGAAATTGATCGGCTCAGTAAACTCTCTCCTGAGAAGTATCAAGAGGTAAGAGATAAGTGTTTTGAGATTGCACAGCATAATAGAAAAGTTCTATATGGAGAAAATGTAGGCTTGTTAAATGAATATAAACGAGGTCCTTTTGGTGATATGCTAATTGACTTTAATAAGTATTGGATAACAGGTAAAAATGAACACTACATTACAGATATGATGTTGAGCCATGTGCAACAATGATTGTAATTACATTACCTAGAAGTGGTGGCACCAAGTTCTGTATGGACTTGGCAGAGGAACACAATTTAGAATATTTTGGAGAGTTATGTTTTGATCATACTATAGGTTATGATCATAAGTTTGTTAGTTTAGCAGAACATAAGAATAAGAATCACGAAATACCTAATTGCCAACCTGTTAGAACACCTTTTGACTTTATGCGAGCCCTGTCAAAACATAACAAATATGTTATCCAATCAAATATACATTCCCCAATAACATTACTTCCTTTTGCAGATTATTTTCTGCTAAGGAGAAACTTTCACAATATGGTTAAGTCATGGTTTAACTTTATTGTTGATACTGTAGAGCAGAGAGATGATGCCGACGCAGTATTCTCATGGATGTTACCTAATATGATTGATCGTTTTGGTAAGTATACAGGTATCATTTTAGACTATTGCAGATATAACCATCGCGAAATCACATGGTATGAGGATTTATACAGTACTTCAACCCATTATGTTAAAGCAGAGCAGAATCCCAGATACAGTAGAGTAACGGACTTGATACACGATACGTCAGAGAAGTACGAGCTACAAAAAAAATACCAATTACATACCCTAGGGTAGCCTAAAATAGCGTGTGAGACAGAGGCGCTGCTAGCGTCTGACAGCGCCTGTAAGTTGTTGATTTTTATAGGGTTTTTAGGCTTGACAAAACCAGATTCAGATGCTATAATGTACCCTATAAGTTACTGATACCTATAGTAAAAAAAAGTGAAAAAAAGTTAAAAAAAGGCTTGACATTTACTGAAATAGGTGCTATAATGTACGCATAGACAATAAAGAAGTGAGGTTTGTTTATGACACAGATAAAAATTTTTGAGAAAGGCCCAAAGTTTGTTTTTGACGCATGTCTAGAAGCAGCAGAATGGGTGTGCGGTGACTGGCCAGAAGGCTGCGGCTTTGGTTCCAGCGACAGGGCAGCTGTTTATAGAGGGGCCCTTAGAAATGTAATTGGCGCTGCTAATGCCGAAATGTTTTTTAAGGGTGAGATTGAACTTAACCCTACTGAACTAGATATGTTTAAGATGGGCGTATCCAACGCCATTTCAGAAGTGTTTGCTAGAGAGGCTGCTTAATATGAAACTCGTTATTTGGACTCAATACAAAGAAAACTATGGCGCCCACGATTGGGACGGCAAGGGCGAGTGCCCTCAGTATTGGAAGTTCAAGGGTGGCGACACTTATGTCGTTCGCGACATCTCCAACGCTCAAATGAATAAGATTGCTAAGGAGGGTATTCCTACTCTCACCAATCTCATTGAGTATCGTAACGAGGCTTCTGAGGAGTACATCATCTCATGGGAGATCCTTGAGGACTCTGCCAAGGAGTGTGAGGATTGGGACTCTGTAACCGAGTTTGTTTGGAAGATGGATCGTTGGGTTTGCCAGCGTCTCACCAACAACGAAGAGGCTGGTTACATGCGTCGTGAAATTCTCGCCAAGAGCGAGTCTTGGATCCCTCTTCCCGAAGCCGAGCGCTCAGATTATAAGTGTGAGTACAAGACCGCCAACGGGTGGTTTACTGGAGAAGAATTGTCTGAACAGTTGAAAGCGGCATAGTGATGCAAGTTCTAAAAGAAGTTACACAATGGGTAGGCGACATTCAGCCCAATCATACCTACCTTGTAGACGGCGATAAGATTATTGCCTACAAGCCCAAACATGGTATGGAAATTCGCACAAGCCCGAGTGGCAAGTTGAAACTTGTTCGCACTCGTAGGCAATTCGAGAAGTTTAAGTATGTGCCAGCAGACTGGCCCGGAATTAATTGAAAAAAATGCTTGACTTTTAAGTAGAAAGGTATTATAATAGGTGAACAATGGATAAAAGATTGTACAAATTCGCAGGTTACTCTGTTACCCCGAGTGGAACGACAAAGGCTCGTTTCTCGAATGACGTAGTAACTAGTGTAAAGAGGTTAAGGGATAATTCAGGAATTGATTTTGTTGAGTTGCCCTTTTCAATGACAAAGAAAGACGCATCAAACTTTGCTCTTGCTATCTACAAAGAGGCAAGTGCTGAGACAAAAGATGCGTTTCTCCGAGTCATTAATCGTGGAGTGCCCAAGACTAGTAGACGCCGAAAAGCTAAAACTAGTTGAGGGATTTTTGTAATTAATTTAATATTAACTTAATTGGAGTAAAATATGTCAACTAAGACTGTAAAAGTAAATCAGGCTGCTAAGGTTCTTAACTTCCTTACATCCGGTGCAACCCTAACTGAAACTCAGGCTCGTAAGATGTTTGGTATTCAGTCAGTAGGTGCTCGAATCAACGAGCTCCGTTCAGCAGGTTATCCTGTTTATACTAACGTTACCAAGACAGGTAAGACTGTCTATCGCCTCGGTACCCCTAGCCGAGCAATGGTAGCTGCTGCGTTTGAAGCAGCTGGTGCAGGCGTTTTTAAGTAAGCGCTCTACATGATGGGGTATAGCCAACAAGACCCTGTTCGCAAGAACAAAACGTTGGGTGCACTTCCCGGGCAAGAAGTAAAACTGCCCATTTGCCGGATTAGCTCAGCAGGTAGAGCAGCTCACTTGTAATGAGAAGGTCGCGAGTTCGATTCTTGCATCCGGCACCAATTATGGGTCTATATATTATACCCTCGGAATTTAAGGCGCAAAAGGCTTACGCGCGTAAGTAAGCGCTTACTATTATTATAAGGAGAATCGTATGAAACACATTAAAGAAGTGATGGAAAGCCACTTTAATGCACAGGTAGCCAAGCACCGAATGAATGTCCAAATTCTTCTGGACAACCCTCGGGCTATTCCTGAACATACTGACTTTGCTGAAGCTGTTGAAAAGGAGCTAGAGCAGATGTCTCACTACAAGGACCTTTTAGAAGCATTGGACGATGTCTAGATTTTTAGTAGGCATCCTCACATCAGACGACACTGAGAAACTAGAAAGAGCTATCCTCAATATTAATCAGCCTTTTTATAATCCTGTTGGGTTATGGGCTGATATCGTCGTTGTATCAAACAGTTTAGATCCGACTTATGCTGACAGAGCAAGAGAAGTAGCAGAAAGAAACAAGTGTAAGTTTATTGTAACAGAGTCTAACGGCACACCCGGACAAGGTAAGCAGTCCGTTTTAGATTATTTTCTCACCACACCATACGACTATCTAGTGCCTGTTGATGGTGATGACTATCTCAAAGACTTTTCCCGTTTATGTGAAATTGTACAAGAGCAGGAGTGTGATGTATTAGTACAAACAAATCAGGAAACTGGTGTGGGACTAAACATTGCAGAGGACATTATACCCAGACAAGTCTTCGAAGCTAAAGAATGGGATATGGCAACAATTAAGTCGTGGAAACGATTTGGCAAGGCTCTAAGACGACACAATCACCCTGTTAAGAACGGACTCAATCGTATCTTATGCTTGTCCCAAGAGGCTGCAGGCTCCTTTAAGTATCTAACACACCTGAGAGGCTCTGAGGACGTAGTAGCAAGTGCAGAGCTGTACAGTATCGATAGTCTAGTAAAGCATAACACTGACGAGTTTCTTTATGTCTGGGACTACGACACAAACGGAGCTTGGGGTACATTTATTGGCAATAAAGAAGAAATAGACAACACTATTGCTGCACTTGATGCAGCGTATGTGAAGCATTACTATATTGATGTTAACAGCAAATCTGATCCTAAGATGATTATCGAGTGGGCTAAAGCGGCACAAGCAGCAGGAGGACCTGGCTCTGATATCATGTGGCATAAAGATTGGGAATCAAAACCTGAGCAATTTTTAAACAAACTATTTTATCAGAAAATTTATGACGAAGAAAACAATGGCTTCTATACATTGTTTAAGAAAGATGGTAAAATTGTATCTGGTTGTGGGTTAAACAGACTACACGATACTAACTATGCTAATATTGGTACAAGGTCTTTTACCCTGCCAGAGTACAGAGGCGAAACTTATGAGTTTTATCAATGGTGGGTTGAAAGAACTTATCAATTTATGTTGAAAAAATATGATGGGTACATTTGGTGCTTTAATAAATACAATAAGAAGTTGTTTGAAACGAATGCTAAAATTAATGATTACAAATTAGCAGACGTTGCACCCAACGTAACAAAAGGAAGATACTTTATTCCTGCTAAAGCATGGCCACGTCTTTGTACAATTAACTATACACCACAGTATGTAGTTTATAATGACTGTCCTAATTGTGTTGGAATTGAAGCGTATCTCCAAAGTATAGACGCAGAGCACAACCAGTGAAAAACATTTTTAAATTTAGTGTAGCATCCAATCTACACATTACAATAGGACAATGGCTAAACATTTTTGGCATCCTATTGATTCCAGTTCTTGTTATGAACGGAACACCCTTTCATTGGGCTATGGCTGCTGTAGGCTATGTACTTTGGAATAATTTTGGAATTTTTACAGGCTATCATAGAATAGCAGCACACAGACAAATTAAATGCCCAGAGTGGTTTAAAAGATTTACCGCTCTTTGCGCAAACATGATGTGTTTAGGACCAGCATTTCATTGGGTGGCACAGCACATTGCACATCATGCACATACCGACACAGATAAAGATCCTCATTCTCCAATCCACAAAGGGTTTTGGAATGTTGTCTTTAATCTTCCATTCCTCACAGAAGATGTCAAATACATTCATGCAAGACATCTTATCACAGATCCTTTCTACAAATGGCAAGTAGAGTATTATTGGCTAGTTATCATAAGTTTCGCACTTTTACTTCTGCTAATTGATCCTTTTGCTATAGTCTACTTTTGGCTTGTGCCAGTTGGACTATCTAGACTTACACTTGCCTATCTAACATCAGTGGTACACATGGTACCCGGAGCAACAAACAATCATTTTCTAGGTTTTATATCAGCAGGAGAAGGCTGGCATGGAAACCATCACGATAGTCCTCGTTCAGTTTTGTATCATGAAAAATACGACTGGTGGGGCATGATGTTAAACAAATTCTTTAATAAAAAGTCTTGACAATTAAGTCATAAGGCTATATAATGGGACACTATGGAACTAAGTACTAAACATTTTGGCGAGCCTTACGCAGTCCGCGGAGAAGATAACACTTTTCTGGGAGGACAGGTACATAATTTCTTTGCTACTGACAGTGAAGAAAATTGGAATCGTAATGAAGAAAAATTGTTGAGAATGGGTTATACTAAAGACTATCTGAAGTATGATCTAAATGAACAAGGATTTAGAATGTTTAAGTCCCTTACAGACGAGTTTAATGATCCTATTGTCTGTATTGGTGATAGTTCTACATTTGGAAACGGAATTCGTTTTGAAGATATTTGGATTAACTTCCTAAAAGAGGAAGGAGACATTATTAACCTAGGTAGCCAAGGGGCTGGATTTATCACAATCTACAGACTACTAAAAGCATGGCTACCTGTAATTAAACCTAAAGCTGTCTACATGGCAGAACCTATACAAAAGCGTCCAGAGTTTTATTCTGGTATTGTTCCTCATATCATAGGAGAAAATGCGAGGGACATGGACAAGGATTTCTGGAAAGAATATTTAAACAATGACAGAACAGAAGGCGTTTATAGAAGTTTATGCTTAGACGCCATAAAGAACTTGGTAAAGGAGTTGGGTATTAGATTGTATTTCTTGGAAACACCTTGGGATACACCCATCTTTGGAGATCATGGTTGGAGACGTAATATGTTCCTTACAAAGAAATATGTTATGACTGCTGCAAAGTATAACTCTAATCATGACCAAGTAGGTCAAATAGCACGTGACCTATTGCATCCTGGTAGTGATATACATGCACATATTGCCCAGGAATTTAATCATATGTTTGATAATAATCTTTTGTACGGGAGTTAAAAATGGCTAATCATGTTTACTGTGATATTTCCTTTGTAGAGGGAAACAAAACATCTACGAAAAGATTTAATGAAGCATTCAAGAGCATTAAAAGGCTTGACGAGTGTGGACTTGAATACTCTAATATTATGCCAGAGTGGGATGATGAATATGCATCTTACCAATGGATGACTGATAATGTCGGTCCTAAATGGGCTAATTTAGAAGCATACGATGAAGATGAAATTGACGAGTATGTGCATGTCTGTTCAGCTTGGGTAGCACCCTTCCAGTTTATGGAAACACTAGGAGAGCATCTCACAGAAGTTGACGCAGACGTAAAACTTAAAATGTCCTACGTCGACGAGTTTTATAACTTTGTGGGTGTGTGGACTTGGGCAAATGGCGAATCTAATTTTGAGGAAGTAGAGGGAGATTATCTCCTTAAAATGCGAGCAGAACAGCTTCGTATTCCTTCCAAACAATATCAAATTATTGATGATGATGGTTGGCACGATTTCCTAGATGAGATTCTACATCAATGGGCATCTGAATATTTGGAAGCCGAAAACTTAGACGATTAATGGGTATGATATTAAATTATAAAGACTTAGCTGATAAGACAATTGGTTTTACATGTAGTACATTTGATTTACTACATGCAGGACATATTACAATGCTTGAAGAAGCCAAAAGGCATTGTGATTATTTAATTGTTGGTTTGCAAATTGATCCTTCTATTGACAGAAAAGATAAAAATAAACCCGTACAAAGTGTCGTAGAAAGACAAATACAATTAGCAGCAGTTAAGTTTGTTGATGAGATAGTTCTATACAATACTGAGAAAGATTTGTTAGATCTTCTCTTGACATTGCCCATAAATGTGCGTATAATAGGTGAAGAATATAGAGACAAGGAATTTACTGGAAAAGAACTACCTATTAAAGTAATATATAACACTAGGAAGCATTCTTTTAGCAGTACAAACCTACGTTTGCGTGTAGTGGAAGAAACAATTGGTTATGAGAACAAAAGGTAATTAATTCTGTAATATTGAGGAATAAATAATGAAACAACGTAATGTAAAGAATCGTCGTATGGTTGCTCTTGAGAATCTCAAGAAGCAAAAGTTTTTCCCTAAGAAGATGAAGGACGGTAAGGAGCGCTCAGAAGAGAAATGGAATGAGCGTAGAACAAAAATGATTGAAACTCTCGAAAAGAGAATTGGACATGGAGTATAATATGAGTAAAGACCAAGCACAAAGAAAAATCGCTAATTGCATTTTAGCAAGTAAGCGTTCAATGGATCCTAGTTTTAGGGCGTATTGGAAGGACACCGCACAAAAGTTGGCAACAACGCACGGTGTTAATTTAAAAGAAATTGAAAAAAGTCCGGAGTTTTACAATGCTAAAGTTAGTAGCCTGCACTAAGGTTTGGCAAAATCTAGGAGACGTGAATCTCCCTATGTGGAGAGCATGTGATTGTAATGAGTATATCATTGCAAGGTTTGAAAAAGAACCTTCTTGGCAACAAATTGGAGAGGCTGTTACAAGTTTTATGCACGTCTTAGAAGGTAGGATTTCTGAAAATACAGTAGAGTCCTATATCGGCTTTGAGTTATACAACAATAATTCTCTTACACACGGAGAAAACTTTCAATTAGAACAAGGGGGAACAATTGACTTCCCCGCTGAGGACGTGACACAAATCGATGTTAGATCTGAAATGGCTGGAATCGCAGGGCAAATTCCTGAATGATGATAAAATGGAGCCAAGGCTAACTATAGCCTACTCCTATTATGAGGAACCCGAACTTCTAGAAAAACAAATTCAACTCTGGGAAGATTATCCTCCTGGGGTTGAAATTTTTGTGACTGATGACGGCTCTCAGAAATATCCTGCACTAGATATTCTAAAGAAAACATACTTTCCGTATGGCCCTAACATACAATTATGGACAGTAGATGAGGATATTGGTTTTAATTCTCATGGCTGTAGAAATTTAGCTGCAACATATGCACCTACAGATCCTATTCTATTCCTCGATATGGATATTACCATTACTCCCGGCGATGTTGGAAGTCTGAGACGTGTCTCCTACAAAGATGGACGAATGTATTTGTTTAACGCCTATGTCAGACACCGAAAACAATTTAGTGCTTGCCCAGGACATATTAATATGTTCCTTACAACAAAGAAAACATATTGGGATGCGGGTGGATATGACGAGTCCTTTAGTGGGTGGCACCATGGCGACAGAGAGTTTCACGACAGACTAAAGAAGGTAGCAACCACAAATAATTCCGGTATCACACTAACAATCGAACGTGGGGGTAGACAGACATACGTCGATAACAATTATGAGAAGAGCATTACTTATGACAATGAGAACATGCGTCTGATATACAAAGAAGAGCCCCCTGATTTCAACATGCTTAGGGGTACGCAACCCAATAAATTAGTGTTTCCGTACTCCAGAATCTTATAAATACTGCTTGACATCTATAGCAAAATGTGCTATAATAACAATATAAATTGTTAAGAGAGAGTAGAAATAATGTTAAAGTTTAGGGGTTTTCTGGCAGAACAAGCAGGAGAAGACAAACTCAAGCACCTCGAACATGTAGAGGATCATGTCTTGCATGGCGGTGCAGAAGGGTTTGCACATGCCTTCCATACCCTAAATGATGTACACGGACACCTAACAGGACAAAAAAACGACACTAAAATTACCACAAAATATGATGGTAGTCCTGCAGTTATTTACGGAACAGATCCCAAAACTGGAAAGTTCTTTGTAGGTAGTAAGTCTGTATTTAACAAAAATCCTAAAATTAACTACACTCACAAAGACATTGAAAAGAACCATGGACATGCTCCTGGACTTGTTCAAAAGCTCAAAGCAGCATTAGATCACCTTCCTAAAATTCACGACGGCAAAGGCATTTACCAGGCAGATATTATGCACGCTGGTGATGTGAAGGATCGTGGACATCGTGCAGAGTATACACCAAACACTATCACTTATCATCACCCAAAGGGCTCTGATGATTATAAGAAAGCACTGAAGGCAAAGTTTGGCGTTGCTATTCACACCAAGTATACTGGTAACAGTCTCGATCAAATGGTTGCACAACACGGTGCAGATATTAATCACAACGAACATGAAGACGTGCATGTGATGCCTGTACACCATGACATTAGTAAGGCACACTATCCTTTAGAAGCACAACAAGAGTATCAAAAGCACGTTAAAGCTGCTATGGATCATTATAAAAAGATGCCTAAACATGGACACGAGGCTGTAATGGGACACTCGGAGCATCTTAAAACATACATTAATAGTACAGTTAGAGACGGCAGCGAGCCTTCCCACAAAGGCTTTCATGCTCATCACAAACTACATCACGACAAAGGTATTGCTAAAGTAACACAAGAGAAGGCAGTACAAGGTAGAACACAAAAAAGAGACGCTGCATTAGCACAAATAAAAGCAAATAAAGGACATATTGAAACTGCTTTAAAAATGCACCATCACTTACAACAAGCAAAAAATATTTTAACAGACGCGTTATCAAGCCATTCTAGCGTTGGTCATGAGATTGGAGGAATGCCTACAAAGCCAGAAGGTTTTGTTGTACACAAAGGCGGGCGTCCTTCTAAATTTGTAGATAGAAAAGAGTTTAGTGCTGCTAACTTTGCTAGAGGCGACGCACTCAAAGGAAGCAAATAATGCCAGCAATTAGAAAACTATTAAAAATAACTGAAACAAAAACTAATATCTCTGATAAATTTTTCTTAGATCATTTTGAAAACGTGCTTGGTTGGAATGTCGATAATGTATATCCAGGTTATGAGCGTCATAACCAAGTTATTGCTGATATAATGCGGCTTCCTATTTCTACTGCCCCACAGCTTACAGATTGGGGACAAGAAGACGGGCACCATGAGCATAGTGTAGATGGAGAAGAGTGTGAACATGTTTGCATTTGTGGGACAGATTTCAAAATTGGTTCATATGAAGAGCTACAAATAACACACAATGTTAAATTTTCTGAGGCATTTCCTGTCGAGATTGCTGATGAGAATGAATTATATTTAATGCGAAAGGCTTACAACGAAGAACATGGAATTGAGGAGAAAATAGAGATAGTATCGGTAGACGAACATTGGGAGGTAATAAATGCCAGCTAGAAAAAACAAACATATGGTATTTGCGTTCGGAAGGATGAACCCTCCTACTGCTGGGCATAGTAAATTGGTTGACGCTGTACACGATGTTGCAAGAGGACACGGTGCAGATCACAAAGTTATTGTGAGCCACAGTCAGGACAGTAAGAAAAACCCATTACATTCCGATCACAAAGTAGAATATTTAAAACATGTACACCCAGGTGTGAACTTTGAGGCTTCTAGTAAACAGAGTCCTCACTTCTTAGCACACCTAAAAAATATGCACTCTCAAGGATACACCCATGTAACAATGGTTGCTGGATCTGATAGAGTACATGAATTCCAAAGACTTGTAGACAAGTACAACGGACCTGGAAAGGAATATCATTTTAAAAAGATTAATGTTGTCTCAGCAGGACATAGAGATCCTGATGCAGACGGTGTTACTGGTATTAGTGGAACAAAAATGAGAGCTCATGCTGCCAATAATGACTTTGATTCATTTAAGCGTGGTTTACATCACAGAGCATCTCAAACCCATGCTAAAAAATTATTTAAAGCTGTGAGACATGGTATGCAACTTAAAGAGGGAGAAGTTTTCCATAGCTTCAAGTCCTTCTTGAAGGAGCAGCTATGTATTGGTTCGTAGTAAAGGCAATAGTCTCAGGCATAATCAGCTCGTCTTTCGGCGAATGGTTTCTCAGAACTAGGGTTGGTACCTGGTTTCAAATAAAATTAGATCATTTTCTCAATTACGTTTCTTATAAATACGATATACATATAACAAAGACTGATGCCAAGTGGCGTCGAGACTATCCATTATTAGCAGAACGTATAGATAGTTTAGAAGCCGAGGTAATAGAGCTTAGAAAAGATTCTCATCCACCTGTTGCGCCAGGAGGTGCCACAGAGTTAAAAGATGAGATAGAAGCTCTCAAGAAGAGATTAAGGAAACTAGAAAAATGAAATCATTTAAAGACTTTTTAGGCGAAGCAGAGAAACAAAGACTTGACCCTAAGTGCTGGAAAGGTTATAAGAAACAAGGCACTAAGGTAAAAGGTGGTGTTCGTGTGAATAATTGTGTACCTGAAGAAACCGACGGCGGTGACTTCATGAAAAGAAGAGCCGCACAGCTTACACCTCAAGAAAAGAAAAAGGCTAACGATAATTACAAACAACAAGCTAGAGCCGAAATTAAGAAAAAAATGCAAGCCCGTTTTGGCGAAGGTGCAGAACTTAAATATTGTCCTAAGTGTAAGAAGTTAGAAACTAGATCAGATTGTGCTTTTGGTGGAGAGTATTGGGATAACAATGCTAAAGAAGTAACTGCTGATGATAATGGTGTATCTTTAGACGAGGCAAAAAAAGGTTACAAGCAACCTAAAAAATCAAATTTAACTTCTAAAATGTTTAGAAAAATGGCAGGCTTCCATGAGGAAAAAGGCATGGAAGGTATGACACAAAAAGGAGGCCATAAACGCTCTACTGAATCTGGAGCTGGCCTAACACAAAAAGGCGTTGAAAAATACAGACGTCAAAATCCTGGTAGTAAACTACAAACCGCAGTAACTACCCCTCCTAGCAAACTAAAACCAGGTAGCAAAGCTGCTAAGAGACGCAAGTCATTCTGTGCGAGATCAAAAGGCTGGGATGGCGAAAGAGGTAAAGCTGCAAGAAGAAGATGGAATTGTTAATATGTTATTTAGATTAATGCCTTTATTATTGATACTTGGTGCATTGGGCGGCGCTTACATCTACTATAAAGATACTCAAGAACGTTTACAATTAGCAGCTGCTAATTTAGCCCGAGCAGAAACTGCTGCCGAGGCAAATAAACAAGCATATGATTTGCTTATTGTACAACAAGAAGAAACCCAGCAACAATTAGAGCAGTTAAATCAAGAATTACAGCAAGCTGAAGCCTATCAGGATGAATTAATTGGTAAGCTTCGTAGACACAATTTAACCATGTTGTCCATGCAAAAACCTGGACTCATAGAAACAAGAGTAAACAATGCAACAAAAGCGATTTTCGATGAACTTGAAGCTATTACTGCCGTTCCTAGCGAGTAGTTTAATTCTTTCAGGGTGCTCATTGATGGCACCTAAAGAGAGAATTGTAACACAAATTCAAACGGTAGAGAGACAGATACCAATACAGGCTCGTCCTAAAGGAATATCTTTGTTTGATGTTGAGTGGTATGTTGTTACTCCTGAAAACTTTGACGAATTTAAAGAAAGATTTGAAAAAGAAAATGGAGACTTTGTATTTTACGCTGTTAGTGTTCCTGGCTATGAGAATATGTCATTAAACCTAGCAGAGTTGCGTAGATACTTAGAGCAACAGAAGGCTTTAATCGTTTATTATGAAGAACAATTAAAACCTAAACCAACTGAAGACGAAAAGAATGATAACTGAAGGAATTAGAGATCCTGGTATTTTTAAAGCAGTTTTCCTAGCCGGGGGGCCAGGAAGCGGCAAATCCTTTGTGGTTGGACAAACAGCTCTAACTTCATTTGGATTAAAAATAGTTAACCCTGATAACATGTATGAGTATTCTTTAGCTAAACATGGTATGGAACCTACGCCGGAAAATATAAAGTCCGAAAAAGGACAGCTTATAAGAGCCAAGGCAAAAACCGCAACCCAAAGATTAATGGATAGTTACATCAACGGTAGGCTTGGTTTAGTTATTGACGGAACAGGTAAAGATTATAACAAAATACAAACAATGAAGTCTCATCTTCAGTCTTTAGGTTATGAGTGTGCAATGATATTTGTTAACACTGATAAAAATACTGCACTTGCAAGAAACAAAGCTCGCACAAGAACACTTCCTACCGGCATGGTATCTAAAATGTGGAGTGATGTACAGAATAATATTGGTAAGTTTCAACATCTATTTGGACAAAACTTTATCATTGTAGATAACAGTGAAAGCAGTAACATACAAGGCGGAACGATGTCTGCCTATAGACAAATTGGGGCGTGGGTAAGACGTCCTCCCAACAATCACCACGCTCGACAATGGATAAATAGTCAGATGAAAAAGAGAAACATTAGAGAGAAACTAGACGCTGATAAAAACAGCATCGGCGATTACATCAGTGACTTTAAAAAGTCTGACGCACCTCAATTTAAAGGCAAGGGTAAGACAAAACGTAGAAGTATGGCAGTTGCCGCATATCTCGCATCTAAAAGAAAGAAAGAATCACTAGGCGAACTTAACAGACACGGTGTACCCAAAGACGCTACAAAGACAGAACTTAAAAAGATTAGATCTAATCCTAACTCTAGTCCAGGTGCAAAGAAACTAGCACACTGGAAACTAAACATGCATCACAACGAATCGTTTTTAGATAAAGTAAAAGATAAACTATCCTCTGTTAAAAAAGATTTACATACAGCTTCACAAGATTACGCAGCAGCTCACAAAAAGAAAGCAAGCCACAATCCATTAAAAGCAACACCTGGTTCTATATTTGATAGAATGAAAAAAGAAGGCAAAGAGCATTCTTGGAAAACAGACGGACACTATACACAAGACGGTAAAGAGTGGACAGGTCCTCAACACGCACACGACGGACAAGTAATGACAGGTGAAAAACACACTGACAAGAGCGTAAACTTATTTCACTTTAAAGACTTAAAGCCTAACATTAGACAAAAGATTTTAGACAAACTCAAAGAAGACGCTGAGTACGATCCTACACCTGGAGGTATGGAGTGGGGTACAGATCAGGGAACAGAATATTTTAAGAAGTTAACACCTGGCGAACAAAAAGCTAAAAAGACAGAGATGATTAAACCTATTGATACTCCGATTGAAATAAAAGAAAATGAGGAAGTACAAATAGACGTACAAAAAGATAACTCTAAACACGAATACAAAATAGACAACGCAGAAATGGCGCAGTACTTCCTCAGCCAAGAAGATATTGCAGAGTTAGAGCAGGAAGCAGAAAACATTACATATGATTCATTAATGCAGTATGCAGAGTTTGACGATTATGAAGTTGATTTGGATTTAGACGAAGAAGAGTTTGAACCAGAAGAAATTGAAGAAGCATTGTCAGTACAAGGAAGATTAAAAAGACGTTTTGCTGCTAGACGTAACAGACAGAAGTTAAAAGTAGCAAGACAAATTGCACTAAGACGTGGCTCCTCACCCGATAGATTAAAAAGAAGAGCTGTCCGTGGAGCAAGGGGTATGGTTTATAAGAGACTACTTAGAGGTAGAGACAGATCTAAACTACCACCTGCAGAACGCGGAAGACTAGAGACAATGGTTGCACGTTTTGCACCTCTTGTACAGAGACTATCAGTTAAAATGTTACCTAACATGCGTAAGATGGAAATTAATCGTATGAAAGGACGCAACAAAAAATCAGCAGCCAAATCTAAAAAATACAAACCAGCAAAGCCTATCGCAAAGAAACAAAAAGCAACAAAGTTTAAGGTAGGCAAAAGATAAACATACATTATGAAAGATGATAAACCACTATTGTGGATTGGATGGTTGATAATATGCACGCACTTATCTTTGGCGCTGTCGTAGATTTTGCACAAGTTTCGGTAAAAAGAGCACCTGGAGCACATCGAATAGCAACACACCTTCGTAAAGAAGGAATGGATGTTGAAGTTGTCGACTTCTCTGATCAATGGACACTGCAAGAACTAAAAGACTACTTTAAACTTCGTGTTAGAATCGACACAGTTTTTCTTGGTTGTAGTGCAACATTTGATATACACTTTCCACATTTAAGAGAATTTCTTTATTGGGTAAAGGATAACTTCCCAACCATTCCTATTGTTGGTGGCACTCAGAGCTACTATAACTGCACAAACTTGCCTATCGATTGGCTAGTGCATGGTTATGGCGAAGTAGGTATTAGTGCTTTAGTTAGACATTTAACTAATGTTGGCACTGACTTAAAATATGAAACGCATGAACAAGATGGGCATAAATTCAAATATATTGATTGTACGAACAATTATCCAGGTACAAAGTTAAGAGACTTTTCTATTGATTATGAAGAAAGAGATTTTATTCAACCCAGTGAATGTCTCACGTTAGAGTTAGCACGAGGCTGTATATTTAATTGCCACTTTTGTACACTAGTACATAGAAACAATAAAGAAGATTTAGGCAGAGATGCAGATAACGTGTATCAAGAGCTTCTTACAAATTATGAGAAGTGGGGTACAACAACATACACCTTCTCAGATGAGACAGTAAACGATTATCCAGAAAAATTAGAAAAATACGCAAAGGTAGTTACAAAGTTACCTTTTCGTCCTCGCTTTGGCGGTTACGCAAGAGGGGACTTACTTGTAGCACGCCCACAAGATTGGGATATGATATGGGATTTAGGATTTGATTCTCATTTTTACGGCATAGAAAGTTTTAATCATGAATCAGCAAGATCCATAGGTAAAGGAATGGATCCTCAGAAGCTACAAGATGGGCTGTTAAAGTTTAAAGATCATTTTGAGTCAAAAGGTTTTTACAGAGGACATATTAATCTAATTGCTGGATTGCCTGGTGAGACTCCCGAAACATTACAAAAAACATTTGATTGGTTAGACAAAAATTGGTGGCCCACCGAAACTAAATTGGGTGGTTCATCAGTTATCAATCCCCTTTGGATACCCTCTGGAAGGGCTCGCCCATATGATGATTTAAGTAACTTTGCCAAAGATCCTGCTAAGTGGGGGTATTTACCTACCACACTTGATGAGTCTCACCCTAGAGATGCAAACGGCGAATTTAAAGAATTTCCATCCCACCCTTGGAATATTATGTTTAAAGGTATCTATCAAAATATTGTAGATAGTGAAGGTAGAAATGATCTAGCTGAAGGTGGGGGACTTAAAGGAATGACTTTTATGAACTGGAAAAACGACTCTACAAATGCTTTAGAGATGTTGTTTTGGTTAAGTGAAAATTGGTTCTCAGAAAAACATAGACACTGTCCTCCCGCAGTACATAGTTTCCATACATATCTTGCTAATTCCGAATGGACTTGGGACGATATGTCGCGCCCTCAGAGAGTATTAGCAGAAGGCCAAGTTGAATTAAATAAGAAATTTATTCAAGAATATAAAGATAAGAAGTTCAATTTCTTATAAATACCTTTGTAAACACACTAAGGGTATAAACTATGGCAGACCAGGGTAGAAGATTAGAAATGTTAGTGCGTCAAGGATTGATGCCTGCACAAAATCTTCCAATTTTAAAACGAGCTATTGCACGAGTACAAATGGGTTCTCAGTTACTTCCTAACGAAAGAGAAATCATTAAAAAGTTCATGGATGAACTCATGTTTATTGTATTCGGAGATGATACTGTATTTAACAGAGCCAAGCAAAATACTCAAAAAAATAGATATCAAACAGAGGAGCATATTGTGAGTCAACTCGACGAAAAAATGGTTGACGGCGTCGAGGTAGTCGACGGCGACGAGGAGAGAATGAAGGACGAAAAGAAAGCTAAGAAGCTAGGTAAAGTAGCTAAGAGCGAAAAAATGAAAATGTTCGCCAAATCTCTCCGTAAAGAAAAAGAAAAAGAAGAGCAAAGAGAATCACTTGATATTACAGATTTAAACAAAGTATATCAATCCAAATTCGACGAGGCTCTTGAAGAATATGGTGTCTCTACTATTAGAGATTTACCAGAAGACAAGAAAAAAGAATTTTTTGCACTTATCGACGAAAAGATGGCCAAGAAAGACCATGACGGCGATGGCAAGATTGAGACGAAAAAGCAGGAGTACTTCGGATCTAGAGACAAAGCAATTAAAAAGGCTATGGCACAAAGAAATGAAGAAACTGAGCTTGATGTAGAATACGACTTTAACGAAGAAGAGCTACTAGAGTACATCACAGCTAAACAAATTAAAATGGCCAGAGGTATTGCTAACGATCCTAGGCACAAAGGCGGAGACTACACTGGCGCTGCTAAGAAAATGGAAAAGATTAAAAAAGGACTTTCCAATCATCCAGCTGCTCAGAAAGCATTACGTCAAGCAAACGAGTCTTTAGAAGATATCGATGCAAGCGACTTGATTGAAAACCCACTAGTAGCAGCCGCAGCCAGAACACTTGGCGCAAAAGGTGCAGCTAAGTTTGGAGCAAATAAATTCACACAAAAAGCTGCCGGACAAGCCGCTTCATCAGTTGCAAAGAAATCAATGTCATCTTCAGATCAACAAAATGAAGAAATGACACCCGAACAAAAAGCTGAGCGTTTAGCACTGATTAAAAAAATTGCAATAAAAGTCAGAAAACGTAAAGAGGCCGAGTCAGAAAGAGCTGCCGAAATGGCTGCTAAAAGAGACATGAGAAAGCCTGGAGCACAAAAAGGCATGGCACCCCTTAAAAAAGAAGAAGTAGAAATGCTAAAAGACATCATTAGAGGTGAACTTAGCGAAACTGCAATTGGGGTGAACCGTTATGAAGCCTTCTCAATTTTAAACCAAATTTTACAACAAAATAGATAGGAGAAAACTATGTCCGCATGGAGTAAATCAGTTAAGCCTGTAATTACAGGCGTAGATGCAGCAGATATTTTTATGGTTGACGAAGCCGAAGTAGCTGCTACACCTGGTATCACACAACCAGGTTGGGTAAAAAGAACAGTTAATGGTTCTAGAGTTACATATGAAACACTAGTAGCTATGGCTGATCCTTTTACAGATGCTGAGTACGAAGCAGCTGGCGGTGCCGACGATGACACCGAATTCCCAGACGCCTAAGAGTAATACTTAATGTCAAAGAAATTTTCAGAATTAACAGCGGCCACAGCGGCCGCTGGTGCTGATACATTAGCAATAGTACAAGGTACCGACAGTAAAAAACTTACTGTTGCATCTCTCTTTGCTGACATTTCAACACCCGTCAAGTTTAATGATAAAATTAAAATTGGCGATGAGAACGTGATGACAGCTTTAGGAACCGTTGTTACTACTACAAATATTACCTTATTGTCAAATCTTGACAGTGCGGGCAATTTGAGTATAAACGATGGTGATCCAGGCCAAGTTAAAATTATCGTTATGGTCTCCAATACAGGGGGACACACTATTACCCTACAGGGTGCAAACGTAAACAATGATATTTCCTTTGACGCTGCAGGAGAATCTGCAACGTTACTATATACTAACAGTAAGTGGTATTTTATTGGAGGTACTGCTACTGTATCTTAAAGGGAAATAAATAACAGTATGATGATTGGACTTGATGAGAATACTTTTTTAGTTTTTGCAATTAAACACTATTACAATCCCGGTTGTATGGGTATGCAAGAATTAGAGGATGATTTAAAAAGAATAAAATATATTAAAAGATTGCTTAACCGTTATCATAAGACAGGTGAAGTAAACGAAAGATTGGTAATTAACCACTTAATAGTTTTATACAATGTTTTTGGTAACGCTGCGACGGATATTTTATTCTTCAAGTTAGAACCAGAATACTGGACAGACCTAAAAACTTATCTAGTATTTTTAAATAGGATGCCATTAGAAACAGTTGTTTCTCCTGGTATCAAAGAAACAGATATACCACTCAATAATGAGTTGATTGGGATTTTAAGGAAAATATAGTGTCAAGATTTTTAGATGGAATGATAGCATTGAGATTGTTGAGGTTGTTAGCCCAACCAATAGAACAGTCTGACGCATTTCGTTTTGGAATCATCGATAAAGACGCCAATAAAATTAAAGATCCAGTAACTTCCCAAGAATTAGATTCATACACATTATTAAACAAATTTATTTTTAAAGTAAAACGTGCATTAATGAAGTCTCCTGATAGAAATGCAAAGAGACTTCTTACTTTTGCAGCAGCTCTAGCTATTCTGCGTGAAGAGCGAAATATCGACATGAGCGATAAAGAGTTTGAGGACAAACTCGATCTATACTCAATGTTCGGTGATGTTCAAGATGAAGTAAAATTATTAGAACATAATACTATGTCATTTAAAAACCACATGTTTGTTGAAGAAGTCGCAGCAAACGCAGTGGGTGGGGGTGCAATTCATGGTATTGGCATCGGACCCAAAGGCGAGCCAGGAAGAGATCCTGTAATGCAGCCTATGGTGAGAAGGAAGAAGAAGAAAGATGGCAAATAGTACAGAAACTGAAATCGCTCTAGTTAAGAGTGAAATCAATCAAATGGGCCAGCTTTTTCTTAAACTAGAAAATGCGCTTGACAAAATCACTGAAGTGTGCAATAATATCGGCCAGATGTTAGCTGTACATGACGAAAGACTAAACAATCAAGAAGATTACGCAGATGAGTTAAAAGAACAAATAGAGATGCATAGAAAAGAACACCAAGCAGACATCAAAGAATTACACTCTAGGCTAACTACGGCACAGAGAGAAATTAGTAAGGCAGCTCAGGCTGACGTAGAAAAGGTCCTGGCTAGCATAAACTCTCTTAAGGCAGAAGTCTCTGGTAAACTGAGTGAGCAGGATCAACGTATCTCCTCATTAGAAAAATGGCGATGGATTGTTGTAGGTGCTGTAATTATTACGGGTTTTGCTTTACCCATTATTGTTGAATTTTTTCACATTTCTTCTTGACAAATAGATAACACTCTGTTACAATAGAACCTATACTAAACGTGTAGGTTTTTTATTATGTCCTTATTCATTGATCTTAAATATATTAATCAGGTATCCTTTAGACTTGAAAGGTTTAAGAAGAAGGATCAATATCTCTTTAATTTCCGTTGCCCTATTTGTGGCGACAGTAGCACTAAAAAGAATAAAGCTCGTGGTTACTTGTACAAAGTCAAGAACGATATGTTCTATAAATGTCATAACTGCGGATCAGGTAAAACATTTGGTGGACTTTTAGAAACTATAGACGGAACACTACACAAGCAATATGTTGTAGAACGCTACAAAGAAGGATTACCTTCTAACAGAGCCAATCAAAAGCCAGAATTTAATTTTGAGTTTAAGGAGCCTAAAGTGCGTCCTAAAACTCTTATTGACGAATTGATGGACAGGCTAGATAATTTGCCTGAGGATCATGAAGTTATCGAGTATGTAAATCTGAGGTTGATCCCGAGAAATACACACAATAGATTATACTTTCTCGATGATATTAGAAAAGCAGCACAATTAAATACAAAGTACACAAAGTCCCTCACAGTTGAACAGCCTCGCCTAATACTGCCTTTTATTAATAAACAAGGTAAACTAACAGGCATGGCTATGAGAGGTATTCGTGGAGAGTCTTTGAGATACATTAACTTAAAAATTGATGAGGATGCCCCTACTATCTTTGGGTTGGACAGTATAGATGAAACACGAAATGTTAAAGTGGTTGAAGGACCTATTGATAGTTTGTTTTTGGATAATGCTATCGCTGCTAGTGGATCAGCGTTTAATAGGGTGGATGAACTCGGCCTAAAAGATTACACAATTATTTTTGATAATCAGCCAAGAAATAAAGAAATAGCAAAATTGATGTATAAGTATATTAGCGCCGGACAAAAGATTTGTATCTGGCCCGAAACACTTGAACAAAAAGATATTAACGATATGGTAATGTCGGGCTTGACAATAGCCGAAGTTCATAATATAATAGACCAGAACACCTACAGTGGTCTAAGAGCGAAATTTAAATTTAACACATGGAGAAAAATTGATGTCTAGCGTAACCTTAGTATCGTTGTCAACACCGACTGCACTAAGTGATTGTCATAGCGCAGAGGAGCTAGTAGCACACGCAGCCCGTGTAAGTAACCCTGCTAATCAAAACAATGCCGAAACGGCACCAAAACTACTAAAATACCTAATAAAAAATGCCCATTGGAGCCCATTTGAGATGGTTTCTTTAACAATGGAGATTAGGACTACCCGAGACATTAGTCGACAGATTATTAGGCATCGTAGCTTTAGTTTCCAGGAATTTAGCCAGCGATATGCTGAGAGTGATACATTTACATGTCGTGAAGCACGTTTGCAAGATCCTAAAAATAGACAAAACTCTGTTGAGCTCGACGATGTCGAGGACTTTGGTAAGGGTGGTAATAAGACACAACACGAACGCCTTTACGAAGAATGGAATATGCGCCAGCGAGAGGTAATTAACCTCGCTGAAAGAAATTACAAGTGGGCTATAAAGCAAGGTATTGCTAAAGAACAGGCTCGTGCAATACTGCCTGAGGGTAACACAGAAACGACTCTTTACATGGCAGGCACTTTGCGTTCTTGGGTTCACTATTGTCAGTTGCGTAGGGCAAACGGCACACAAAAAGAACATATGATTGTAGCAAATAAATGCTGGGATGTCATTGCAACACATTTTCCTTCAGTAGTAGAGGCGGTTAATGAAGGATAAGATTTTTATCTCTATTGCATCTTTTAGGGATCCCCTATTGATGTATACCATCGTTCGTTGCTGGGACAATGCTGTTTATAAAAAGAATCTAGTTTTTTCTGTCGTTGATCAGTCCTTCCCACAGGAAAAACTAGATTTGTCCCAGCCATGTTTTGATGGTTTTAGAGATCAAATTCATTATCAACATTACCACCCTCATGAAAGCAAAGGTTGTTGTTGGGCACGAGCATTAGCACAAAAACCTTTTAATGATGAAAAATACTATTGTCAAATAGACTCTCATACGGGTTGGGAAACGGAGTGGGATTTAAAGTTTATTAGTGCAATTGAACATTTACAGCAGTGGCACGAAAAACCTTTAATTACTGGATACCCAGATCCAATGAGTGCAATAGATGATGATATAATCAACCATCCTTTACCTGTTTCTCATGTTCCGGTTTGTGCTACTCCCATACCAGGTAAATACAATATTCGTGCATTGTGCTGTGGAAGCGGAGATACAACATTTCACGAAGATGGTACTGTAAACTATCGTGGACTAATTGTAGACAAATTTGAGGACATACCAGAACATTGGAAGCATTATTATATTTGCAGATCTTTTCAACAAGAACAACCTTATATACATGGTTTTGCTTTTAGTGCAAACACTGTATTTACATTAGGAAGTTTTGTAAGAGAGGTACCATATGACGAAAAATTATTTTTTCACGGTGAAGAGCCTAGTTTAGCTATTAGAGCATGGACAAACGGCTATAATATTTTTCATATGTATGATTACCCAACAAGACATTACTATGGGAGATCCTATAGAGAAGGACTAATGTTTTGGGATGAAGGTACTCAAGCGGGACACAAAGATAAATGGTGGGATTTGGATGAACTATCCCACAAAAGACAGACACTTATTTTTACAGACGAACTAGACGATATTTACGGGTTAGGTAGGGCAAGAACCTTAGATCAATATATATCTATCTCCGGTGTAGATTACAAAAACAAAAAGATTGATCCTAGGTGTTTTACCAAGGAACTACCACTCTTTCACAAAAATTATAAAGAACAACCAATTTAGAGGAAAATATGGCAAAAGAAGATTATTTAGGGATTCAAATTGACACATCGAGAGATGAGTTATTTGATAAGTTAGGCCACGCTAGGCTCAAAGAAAGTTATATGACAGATGAGGAAACTTCTCCCCAACAACGGTTTGCTTTTGTCAGTAAGTCATTTGGTTCTAATCCAGAACACGCACAACGATTGTACGAGTACTCCAGTAAACACTGGTTGTCTTATTCTACACCGATTTTATCTTTTGGACGCTCTAAGAAAGGAATGCCAATCTCATGTTTTTTAAATTATATCAACGACACAGCGGAGGGATTAGTTGAAAATCTTTCTGAAACTAATTGGCTATCTATGCTTGGTGGCGGTGTTGGCATTGGTTTTGGTATCCGTGCCAGTGATGACAAGTCTACTGGTGTTATGCCTCATCTCAAGACTTACGATTCATCATGCCTCGCATATCGCCAAGGTCGCACTAGACGTGGCTCTTACGCTACTTATCTTGACATTAGCCATCCTGACGTTGTAATGTTTCTCGAAATGAGAAAGCCTACAGGAGATCCTAACGTTAGATGTCTTAACCTACACCACGGTATTAATATTACAGATCGATTCATGGAATTGATTGAACGTTGTATGCAAGACCCTAATGCAGATGATGGATGGAATCTTGTAGATCCTCATAGCGGTGAAATTCGTGATACTGTATCAGCAAAAGCATTGTGGCAAAAGATTTTAGAGCTTCGTATGGAAACAGGCGAGCCATACATTCACTTTATTGATACTAGTAACAAATATTTACCAGAGTTTCAAAAGGATCTTGGACTTAAAATTCATCAATCTAATTTGTGTTCAGAAATTATTCTTCCTACAAATAAAGACAGAACAGCAGTTTGTTGCCTATCTTCTGTTAACTTGGAACATTATGATTCCTGGTCTAAGAACCCTCAGTTTTTAAGAGACATTGCAGAAATGCTAGATAATGTTCTAGAGTATTTTATTAACAATGCACCAGAACAAGTATCTAGGGCGACATATTCTGCTCTAAGAGAAAGGAGCATCGGAGTAGGTGCTCTAGGGTTCCATGCCTATCTACAAAAGAATGGTATTGCATGGGAAAGCGCACAAGCAAAAGGTGCCAACATTAGAATGTTTAGGCATATTAGGAGTAAATTAGATGAAGCAAATATTGAAATCGGCAGTGAACGAGGTGAAGCGCCTGACGCAAGCGGCACGGGAAGAAGGTTTAGTCATGTTATGGCTATCGCTCCCAACGCTTCTAGTAGTATTATTATGGGAAACACTTCGCCGTCTATTGAACCTTTTAGGGCAAATGCTTACAGACAGGACACATTATCTGGGTCTCATCTCAACAAGAATAAGTATCTCAATTGTCTTCTTAAAGATAAGGTGGCTAAGAATAAAAAATTGGATATCGACGAAATTTGGTCGTCGATAATTGCAAATGATGGATCTGTGCAGCATGTAACATGTTTAACAGATGAAGAAAAAGCAGTATATAAAACCGCTATGGAGATTGATCAACGCTGGTTAATTGAACATGGTGCTGATAGACAGCAATTTATTGATCAAGCACAATCACTTAACCTGTTTTTCCGTCCTGATGTAAATATCAAGTATCTACATGCAGTACATTACTTGGCTTGGAAAACAGAACTAAAAACTCTTTACTATTGTCGTTCAGAGAAACTAGGAAAAGCAGATAAAGTATCCAAAAGAATTGAAAGAGATATCATTCAAGAAATTAAAATTGATGACTTAGCAGATGGTACTTGTTTAGCATGCGAAGGATAAGTGTTCCAAAAGACAAAAGAATAGGAGTAATGGTTTCAGGGGGATGGGATAGCGCTGTCCTCTGGTACCTTGTAAAAAAAGCCTGCCTTGAGAGCGGGCAAGAGTGTACACCATTTGTGGTGCCTAAACTAGATGGTGCCTTACATTACTCCAAATTAGTTGTTGAGGCAATCAACAATTTATTAGGCGCTCCAGTACAAGAGCCCATTGTTGTTGGCAAAGAACTAGCTAACAATCCTTGGGACTATGTTACCAACGGAGCATATGAAGTATTTGGTAATCAATATATTGATCACCTTTTTATTGGTATGACAGCATACTCACAAGAAGTACATGACAGGCATCAAAATGAGGATCCCCATCCAAGATTTGAGCCCACTGAAGAACAAAGACAATATGTAACATGGCCTTTCGAGAACATGACGAAAGACGAAACAGTAAAATTGGGGTTTGACTTAGGAATTGCTGATGTTATAATGCCTATTACCCACAGTTGTACAGAAAAAGACGAGGGTAGATGTGGAGTTTGTTATTGGTGTACAGAAAGAGAATGGGCATTTAACAAAATTAAACAAAAAGATTTCGGAGAGAATTAATGGCAAAGAGCAAACTAACAGACGAGAGAACGTATTTTAAACCCTTTAACTACCCATGGGCATACGACGCTTGGCTAAAACATGAGCAGTCTCATTGGCTACATACAGAAGTACCAATGGCAGAAGATGTAAAAGACTGGAAGAACAGATTAACAAACGAAGAGAAAGCATTTCTCACAAACATTTTTAGATTTTTCACACAAGGAGATATTGATGTTGCAGGTGGTTATGTAAATAACTATCTCCCATATTTCCCACAACCAGAAGTTCGTATGATGTTAGCAGGATTTGCCGCGCGAGAAGCATTGCACGTTGCAGCATACTCTCATCTTATTGAAACACTTGGTATGCCAGAGAGTACATACAATGAATTCCTTGAATACGAAGCTATGCGTGATAAGCATGATTACTTTACTGATTTGTCTAATGCCAACGGCACAAGAGAATCAGTTGCGACTAACATTGCAGCCTTCTCAGCGTTCACAGAAGGAATGCAACTCTTTTCCTCATTCATTATGCTATTAAACTTCCCACGACATGGTAAAATGAAAGGCATGGGACAGATTGTTACTTGGTCTATCGTTGACGAGACACAACATTCAGAGTCCATGATCAGACTGTTCCGTGATTATGTAAATGAGAACATTGACATTTGGAACGATAAAGTAAAGGGACAAATATACACCATTGCAGAGAAAATGGTGGAACTTGAAGATAAATTTATTGACTTAGCATTTGCTATGGGTCCTATGGAAGGACTAACACCTGAAGAAGTTAAAAGGTATATTCGTTATATTGCAGACAGACGTCTTATTAGTTTAGGTATGAGAGGCATTTTTAAAGTTAAAAAGAATCCTTTACCCTGGGTAGAGGAAATGATTAACGCTCCAACCCACACAAACTTCTTTGAGAACAGAGCTACAGATTATGCAAGAGGTGCTTTGTCAGGAGATTGGGGACAGGTGTGGGCATCATGAAGAATATATTACTAGTAGGTTGTGGCGAACGGTTTGGTTTGGAATTAACGCAACAATACTTGCAAAACGGTTGGACAGTTTTTTCTCTAGGTCAAGTTATTCCAGAGGGTTGTCAAGGCCGTAAAATTGACTGGCAAAAGGTTACCCCTCATGACGTGAAAAAATTCGCTAATGAATTGCCACCACTAGATGCGATATTTTTTAATCAGAATTGCGGATCGCCGCCCAACATTCAAAGCTTTCGCGAAGGTATAAAAGACTTTGAACTGGACTTTTGGATGAAATCTGTATGGGTTAACAATCAATTGCCCGTGTATCTCATTAGTTGCTTGGGTGATAAACTTTCCGAAGACAGCGTATGCGGGTGGATGTTGGGCTGGGGATCAGTTAATTCTCCTGTATCAGCAGGCCATTGGGAATACATTGGGTACGGTATACAAAAAACAACAAACTTTATGCTCATGCGCTGTATGTCTAAGGCTCACAAATCACTACACTACGCCCTAGACCCCGGTGGGATTCCCGAAGATCAGAGAAAAGTTTTGGCGGAAAAGGTGTTTACATTCCAACAAAATTTAACAAAAGATATGTCTGGACGAGCCATGCAGATACATGATGGGTCTGATGTTTATGTCTCGTAAGGAACAGGTATGAGCTTGTTAAAGTTTAGAAATAAAATAAAGCCTAAGTTTATTGAATACTTTTTTGATATTGCTGAGAGAACATCAAAGTTATCTACAGCATTAAAATTAAAGGTAGGAGCAGTTATTGTAAAAGATAACCGTATACTATCTATTGGATATAATGGTACTCCAAGTGGATGGAGCAATGAATGTGAAAGCATAGAGTTTAAATTGCCAGGAGACGTTGAGCCCACTCTAGTTACAAAACCTGAGGTGCTACATGCCGAGGCAAATGCTCTGATGAAACTAACAAAATCCACAGAATCAAGTGAGGGTGCAATATTATTTTGTACTCACGAGCCATGTTTAGAATGCGCCAAACTTATCTATCAAGCTGGCATTTCTCATGTCTACTATATACATGGGTATACTTCCCAAAAATGCGGCAGTGGTGTTGCGTTTTTAAAGGAGGCACAGATTAATGTCACTAAGAGGTAACAATGGCAAAACCAAAAAACTTAGAATGTGAAAGTTGTGAAGCTGTATTTCAAGTACACTACGATATGGATGAGCATTTCTACGAGCCTCGGTATTGTGTCTTTTGCGGCACAGAGCTAGAGCTAGAAGAAGAGCTTGAACTTTATGATCAGTTAACTGATGAGGAATATTAATAATGCTAGAACAGTATGAAGAATTGATTAAACAGTGGCATCGAGACAGAAATCTCATTGATGGTGCTACTGACAAAGACCAAGTTTGTAAATTAATTCAAGAAGTGGGAGAGTTAAGTGATAACGTATGCAAGAATCGCGATGTTGCTGATGATATTGGTGATTGTATTGTGGTTCTTATTAATATTGCAGAGCGCAATGGATTGACTCTAGAACATTGTATGTCAGTAGCATACAACGACATTAAAGATCGCAAAGGCAAAATGATAAGTGGAGTTTTTGTCAAGGAGGAGTAATGGGTAAAGGCAGCAAGCCTAGACCTTTTAGTGTGGACCAGGATACATTTTCAAGTAATTGGGATCTTATCTTTGGTAAAAACCAAAAGGTAAAGCAGGCGTTAGTAACAGAGCTTAACTGGGACGGTGACGCAGAAGGTGTCATAAATACTACTACACAAGAGGTAGTAGATGATGGCAAGAGCGAAGAAACCGAAGGAAAAGAAGCTACATAGAGTTTACTGTACATATTTTCCAGATGGAAGATACTATATTGGTTACTCATGCAAAACTGAAAAGCAGTTTGAAAAATATTTTGGAAGTTCAACTATTGTAAAAGAATACGAAGGAGAACTAACGAAAGAAACCATTGTAACTTATGAAAGCAAAGCACATGCTAAAATACAAGAGTTTTTGTTACAATGGAAATACAGACATGATGATAACTGTATTAACGACATGATTAATATTAGATTGAGAATGTCTTTTTTGAAGGAGTTTGAAGAAATAGAATGGCAGCCCAAGACATAATTGTACAAACAGATACTTTTGTAATTAGCATTCCATTGAGAGCAGCATCAAAAGTAATTACAAGAGAGATTTTTGGATGTACTCATTTTGAGGCAGAATCTCGTCAATCATATCCTACTCTCAACGACTATGCTCGCGATGAGCAATTTAAAAATGTTATCCTGTTAATTAGAAATCCTTTTGATAGATTGGTGTCAGGAATACAGAGAGATTTTTGGAGATACTGCGGCAATCAAAACACATTTGGTAACTCAAAGACTTTTGAGGAGTTTAAAGAGTATCGAACTACAGCTAAAGATACTCATGGCGACCCCTACTTAAAAAAGTTTGACCCTACGTTAGACTTTAACATTTTGCCTTACGATAACATTAGTAAATATATACGATCCCCCAATGATGAAACAGGATTAGATGGAAGAAAAAGAACCTTTAAGGGTATAGTAACAAAATATGCCGAAGAGTTTGACTTAGAAGAAGAGTGGGAAGCGTATAATACTTTAAGCAAAAAAGAGGTTATTGAGCCAGAAGTATATCACGATTTAGTGAACACCTCTACTAAAGTTAATTACTTCGGCGATCAAACAACAAAGATGAACCTATGGGATTTATAATTTTACTTTTATTTTCTGCTCTTGCGGTATCGACTGTAGCAGCATATTTTTCAATCATTGGATTAACCACTATATTCCCTGCAGCTTATGCGGAGATTATTGGTATGGGTGTTGTGCTGGAGATTGCTAAACTCGTAACAGCGTCTTGGGTATACCAATATTGGACAACATCAACTAAACTATTAAAAACGTATTTTGTATCTGCAGTTGTTATTCTGTCTGTTATCACATCACTAGGTATCTTTGGATTCCTATCAAGAGCACATATTGATCAGACAGCTACCAATCAAGACTACACATTAAACATGGATGTGATAGAGTTTAGACTTGATGCAGAAAGAAGCAAACTAGAGCAGGCAAGAGATCGTTTAGCAGGTTTAGATGATACTCTTAGAACATCACGTGGTGAAGATAAAAACTATGTGAACAGAACACAGAGAGAAGAAAGAGAACAATTAAATGCTGAGATGGATCAGGCAGTAGCTAACATTGACGCATTAAACTTAGAACTCTTGCCAATGAGGCAAGAAGTCGCACAAATGGATGCCGAGTTAGGCCCTATCAAATATATCGCAGAACTATTTTATTCTACATCTGATAAGTCTAGTATAGACAGTGCTGTTAGAATTATTATCATGCTTCTTATTTTTGTATTTGATCCTTTAGCTATTCTACTAGTAGTTGCTGCCAATATGTCGATTAAAAAACGTAGAGGCGAATCAATTACTTTTATGAGTGAAAAAGACTTGACAAATGAGTTAGAAGACTATAATATAGACATTACAGATTTACCTTCTAAAGAGGAGGACGTAGATAATTGGATTACCGAAAAATACGGAAAAGCCTCTAAAGGTAATGAAGAAGATCGTAAAAGATTAAAATGGTTAATTGATAGTAAACGTAAACAAAAGGAGTAATATTATGCCAAACGTGATTGAATCAGATTTCCTTGCAGAAAGAAATAACCCAGAGTGGCAAACAAGAGTTAGAAATTTTTTATCTAACGGTACTTGTTTTTTCAAGTTTCAGAAACAGAACGGGGAACTTAGAGAAATGAACTGCACATTAAGTTCTAGTGTAGTGCCTGCTGTTGAAAACCCTAAGGCTCCTAACGATAAGAATCTCACTGTATTTGATACAGATGTTTCAGGTTGGAGAACGATCCCATGGGAGAAAATCATGTCGTTCAAGGTACTATAGACAACCGCGAAAAGCGTAAAGTTGTATTTGTCCACGCTCCTAAGACAGGGGGCAGTGCTATTAACCAGTGGTTGAAAAGGCACAACAGAAAATATAATTTTTGGTACCTTACAGGGCATCAAACTATTGATGTTCTTTTAAAAAAACAACCTAAAGCCTATAGAAAATTGGAGCCGTTTATCACCTTTGCAGTAAGAAGAAATACTTACGATAGAATGATGAGCATCTATAACTTTGTAGAAAATAACTTCACCATAAAATATGGATGGGGCGGTTCAAAACATGATGATACCTTGGAAGCAAGGGAATTGGTAAAAGAAGCACATGCAAAAGGAATCGCATACTTTATTGAATGGATGCACAATCATAAAATATCAAGATTCCAGACATGGCATAAGCCACAGACAGAGTGGACTAAAGGTGTAAATTGGGTCTTACAATTTGAAAACTTGAACTCCCAGTTTCAGATAATCAAAGATTCACTTAATGTACCAGAACCTTTAGGAAGGTTCAATGAAATACCGTATTATCACAGAAAATCCGATCTCTATACACAAGATTACGTCAATGTCATACAGAAATACTATGGCGAAGAGATAGAGAAATATAAGTACCTCCCAAAAAAGTGCTTGACATCTTGATCTACCGATGTTATAATTAGTAGGTAAATTAAGGAGTCCTTCTATGGCAAAAACTAAACGACAACGCAGCACCTATCTGATGCCTGAACCGCATTGGGTACAGCTTGCACTAATTGAAGACGAAGCTGAACGTGAGAACGAGTGGAGGAATATTGACTACTTTGTTCGATATGAAATCTCAGACAAAGTTCTTCGTGCAGCATTTAAGACTTGGCTTCGTAAAGATTCAGGTCTAACTAAAGAAGATATTTCTTCTATTCTAACCTTATCAGATTGGAACTTTAACCATGTTGGTAAGTATTGTTTTGTTCATTCTAAGACAGGATGGATGACTACATCTGCTAGAAACTATATTGACAGGAAACTAAATGAGTTTCTAGAAAAGGCAAAAACAAAACCTAAGTCTACTTGGGAAGAAGATGAAGATGATGCACCTAAGCCTAAGCCTAAAAAGGTTGTGGCAATTCGTGAGAACCAGAATAACGCAATGTGCTACATTGAACAAGGCATTGATGATATTGTGGACGGCAAAACTCCCCGAGCTGTTACAGCGTTAAAAGACTTCAATCTAAATGCTGCTGAGATTAATAGAATGTTCTCCGAGTTAGGACAGTACAAAGACGAAATGTTGGAGTTACAACAGGTACGTCAACTATCTGATCCTAGTGATTGGGACAAGCAGCTACTTGAAGGGTTTTCTAATCTAAAAGTAACTACAGTTAGAAAGATTATTGAGTTCTATGACGCTTGTGAATCATTTCTAATGAATGAGAAACAAGCTAAGAAGATTACTCGTATCAGGAAGAAGCGTCCTACTGACAAGAACAAACTTGTACGTCGACTACGCTACTTAGCACAAGACGCTGACTTAGGCATTACATCAGTTAACCCTGTAGCAATTATTGGTGCCTCAGAGGTTTGGATGTATGACGTTAAACGTAAGCGACTCTGTGTATATGCCTCAGAATATGCTGGCGGCCTCAGTGTTAAAGGTACTGCTATTGAAAACTATTCAGATACCAAGTCTTACGAAAAGACTGTTAGGAAGCCTGAAGAGATTGTGCCAGCATTTATGAAGGCACGAGCTAATGGCTTACATAAGTTCATGGATAATATCCGTGGTAAAAAGATGGTTGTTAAGACTAGGGTACAACCTAACTCTGTAATTTTGAGGATTAAAGAATGATTGTTGTAGACTTTAATCAGGTAGCCATTGCTAACTTTATGGCAGAGATTGGTAATCGTAGAGATGCCTCTATAGAGGTAGATGTTAATCTACTTAGGCATATGATTTTAAATACATTGCGTTCTTATCGTAATAGGTTTGGTGCTGAGTATGGCGAACTAGTAATTGCTATGGACAACAGGCATTACTGGAGGCGTAAGGTATTTCCTTATTACAAATCGCACCGTAAGAAGGCTCGTGATGATTCAGACTTTGACTGGAACAGCATATTTGATGCACTGCACATTATTAGACAAGAATTGGAAGAAGTTTTTCCGTATCCTGTTATTGATGTAGACGGAGCTGAAGCTGATGATGTGATTGGCACATTGGCAGAGTACAGCCAAACGTCTGGTGAAGCAGTTGGGGGATTGTTTGACGATCCCTCCCCAGAACCATTTCTTATTATCTCAGGTGATCATGACTTCAATCAGTTACAGAAGTGGAGCAATGTGAAACAGTTTGCACCTGCATTTAAGAAGTGGGTTAAGATTAAAGAGCCTGCTGATAAAGTTCTTATGGAACACATTATTACAGGCGACAAAGGAGACGGTATACCTAATATGCTATCTGCAGACGATACTTTTGCAGAGGGTAAACGACAACGCCCTATTAAAAAGGCATTGTTGGCAGAGTGGAAAGGTATGAAGCCAGAAGAGTTTGTAGTAAATTCTGAGATGGCACATGGATTTAATCGTAATCAGATGTTAGTCGATTTGTCTAAAACGCCAGATGATATTAAAGAAAGTATTATAAATAGTTATGAACGACAACAAGGTGGCGATAGAAGCCAACTGTTGAACTACTTCATCAAGAACAGAATGAAACTAATGATGGAAGTGATAGAAGATTTTTAAATGGAGACACTATGAAATTTAGACAAATCAATGAAGGCTTTGAATGGGTATTTAAAGTCGACACACCAGAAGAACAAGTCGCAAGACTAAAACAATGGGCACCCACTAACCAAACACTAGTACCTATAGTTCGTATTGGTGTTGGCGCTGAGAAGCCTGAGTGGGGACTACCAGAAGGTATGCCCTCTACTACTAAACTTCAAAAAGATATTCCTGACGGTATGGGAGAAACGACTCTTACACTAGAATGGAGACGTATTAGACAGTTTATGGAACCTGGTTCTAATATGAAAAAACTACCTACTTGGAAACAAGAATCTAATTGGGTACAAATTTTAGAAGGATTGCACCACAGAGAGGCAGAAGTTCTAACAGCAGTTAAAGATGGTAAGTTGTTAGACATGTATCCTAAACTTGAGGGAATGTTACCTCTTCTGGGCATTACAGAGTACAACAAGCCCGAAAAACCAAAAGCAAAAAGAACCCGAAAGACTAAGGCAGCAGCAGCAAAGGTATAAAACAATGATCGGTATGTTCTACGAGGACGATGTCCTCGCAGTTAATGCAGTCGTTTCTCACCTACTCCCCCAAAAAGGTATTCTAGTAGAAGTTGGATGTTTCCAAGGAAAGAGTACCGTTGCATGGGCAGAAGCATTTGAAACAAATGGTAAAGACTTCAAGATCCACGCTATTGACAAATTTGAGGGACTAAACCCTCGACGCCCAACACAAGACGAACTCAACAAAGCTAAAGCAGCAGGACTCAATGTTGAGTATATGGGTAGTGATGAAAGAATGGATCACATGGAGCAATTTAAATGCACCGGTGAAGAACAATACAACAATTTTAAAAAGAACACAGAGCCCTACGAAAACATCACTGTACAGAAAGCAGTCTTTACACCTAAGTTTGAGTGGAATATAATGGTAGATTGTGTCTTCTATGATGCAGATCACAATTACCAAGCATGTAAAGACGCACTAGAGTATTGGCAACGCAGAATTGTCAAAGGTGGTATTATGTGCGTTCACGACAACACACCAAACTGGCCTGGTACACAAAAAGCTATCAAAGAAGTGTATCCTAACGCCGAGGTTGAGGTTGTGAGTAAACAGGGCTTTACAGTTATTCGCTCTTAGTCCAGAGCCTTTCGTGTATGTAATACACAAACATCTTAACAAAAAACTCGGCGGTTCCTATCGCCAGCCCTACTCGCCAGTCACCCACAATGATCCAAGCTGTTATCATTGTGGTGACAGTGGCGACTATTCTCCAACTTATTGTTTTTGCTATAGTCTTACTAACGCTATCCATTAACCTTAGGGTGTGTGGCTGCAATTTGTTGCAGTCCTTTACGAATATTGGTAGCAGAAATTGATTCTACATCGTCGTCTAACTTCTCTTGTTCAATAGTGTAACCCACATCTCTACCATATGTAATGTGCGAAATATTAGGTACGTTACAAATGATATAATGCTCTCCAGAATAGAAACCCTCTTTAGCTAAAGCGGTTGTAATTTGAACAGCACGTTGATCAAAGTCGTATGGGTTACCTTCTGATCCATCAGAAGCTCTAAGTAAAATAGCTACTTGGCCAGTTTTGTCAATTGCTCGCTTAAAAAGTTCTGTATGCCCTTTATGCCAGGGTTGAAACCTTCCAAGGAGTTGCGTAGTTGGTTTTGTCCAATCCATTGTGTTATCCTTATGTTATAGTTATCTAATGGCTCGAAGATTTTATTTGTATCTTCAAACCTGCCTTCCTTGATAGTATCCATCCAAATAATATAATCTGCCTGTACTAGCTCTCTAGTATAAGCGGTTGGACAAACAAAGTCAAGTATACCATAATAATCTTTCATACGAAGTGCCTGACGCCATCTACCTGCTTCAGAGAAATCCCAATCGTCGTATAGTTCTCTGATGGTGTCAGCATTATGGTGGGGCAAAAGGAAATGATACGCCAATTCTTTTGCTAACGTAGATTTACCAGAACCTGGTAAGCCGCAAATTAATATTTTCATAGTCTGTAATAAAAATTATATGTGTTTTCGTTCTCACGGTATAAAGTAGCCCTATTTGCCATATGAAATCTTCTGGCAGTATCCGTTTTAGGGCTAAGTGTATAAACACCTTTGGCAATGCCTTTTTGCCTAAAGTGATCGACAAGAGAGAGCGCTAATCTTCTTCCAGCAAAGTGAGAGTAGGACCATATGGTGTAGAGTATAGCATAATCCGTACCCTCATTGTTAATCTCATCTTCATCTTCTGGAACATAACTACAGTGTGCAACGCACACCATAGCAGCTACTTCTCCGTCTTTTTCCCAATAATAAACTTCTTTGTTATTGGAAATTCTGTCTATTGCTGGTATATGTCCTCTAACAGGATCGTTTGCAATGTGTTCAGCTGCAGGTTCATCTAATGATGTAAGTTGTTTAAGCATGTCATAATAACTCGTCTGTATCTGGTTTGTAGGGATCAAAGAACTTACCCTTTTGCCATCCTTCTGGTACAGGTTCGGACTTTGGTATTGTGGTTGCTTTGCCGTTGGGAGCACAAACCCAATAGCGTCTTTCTCTATGTATCCAAGCCTCATGCATCTTCTCTCTAGTAGAGATTTTATGGCGTCTGCCATACATTGGATTGTTTTCACCTACTCTAGTGCCTTGCATTGTCTTAGATATCTTTTCTTTGTGCTCTTCTTTTAAACCTTGTTTATGTGGATGATTGTCGCCCAGTTTAGCTTCTCTAATTCTCTGCCTGCCTTCCTCAGTGTGCTTTCTAGTTCTCTTTCTAGCAGTATCTGATACGATAGGTAGCCCAATTTGTTCTGCTATTTCGCGACATTGTTCTACGGTAGAGACTCTTCTGATTAACTCACGGGGTTTTGGAACATCTTGTACATGGTTACTATCAACTATGTATAAGCCATCGCGACACTGAAATAAGAAAAAAAGACTAGTCATACAATCAATTCCCTGTCCTTTAGTTTTTCTATTACTTTATCCCAAGGCCCAGCGCTAGATAGTTGCAACACATAAGAGTCTTCTTCTCCATTGTATTCTGCTCTGTGTTTAGTGCGGGAATCTATCACTACAGGATAATCGTAACTAATGACTTCTATACCCTCATCTGTTTCGTACCAGATATCTCTGGATCCCCCGGCAAGAGGAACTGTAATGTTTACCATTCTTACATTGGGATCGTTATGCCAATCTAATTGACTATTTGGGGGAGACTTTATAAGAGACATGCCCATTGGTTTAATGCCATATCTAGCAGCAATAAAGTTTGGTGTCTTGTGATATGGATCTAAACGTAACATATTATAATCTGTGCCTTCTGGGCCGTCCAGTCTTGCAAAACCTTTGTCATCTATGTAATGTCCCAACCATGTTGAGGACTTTGCTAGGCTCAACAGCTCTTCTCTTTCTTCTGGTTTGATTACATCTTTGAGCCGATAAACCTTCATCTTAGTCAATAAGTACACTCAATAGCTTTGTAAAGTGCTTGCCTTTTTCAAAAATGTTTCTGTAATAAGGTGTGCCGTCTTTTAAATAGTCGCCCTTCTTAACACGCATATCTAGGAACACATCTTCCTTACCATCTATCTCTGTCATTATACTTAATTTGGGCAATTGGCCACTCTTGCCCATTTTTGATTTAAACTTGAACCCTTTTAGTTTTTCTGCGAGATTATTTGTGTCGTATTGAATTGCCTCACCCCTGTCAGTTAATTGAACTAGGTACACCGGGTTCTCATCTCGTGTCATATGAAAGTTTACTGCCTTAAAAAACTTATCTAATCCTTTAGCAGTTTGAAGTGCTTTGGCAGCATGTGGTGCCTGCTTTTCGTAAGAATAATTTAAAGCGTCTCTCGCATCGTTGTCATGATCCTCAGTACCAAACTTGCTATAAAATTGTGCCTCTTGGAAAGACATCCTAATACCAAAGAATTCATCCCACATTTTTTTCTGTACATCATACGATACACCGCCATATTGTCCAAATTGTTTGACTGGTCCTGCCTTTAGGGAAATAGCTAAATCTACAGGAACTTGTTTTTTATTATGATCATTAGCAGTTACTCTAACGTCTACCTTTGTGCCTGTTTGATCACTCTCACCGTCAGCCATAACGACAATTCTATTGTGTAGATTGTTTGTATAAAAAGCGTCGGCGTACTCTGATACTCTAGCACTATTAGCGTATGTAAGCGATGCTGAAATAAGTTGTTTCCATGCAGACCATAAGTCCATGTTTTTAACAGCATCATAATTGTTTTGAGATAAGCCCCAGAAGAAGTGAACGGCATCCTTTCTAACGGAAGATATTTTATTGGGGCTTAGTTGAGATATTCTGCCTACATTTCTATTAGGCAATGCTCTAATAAACTGTTTTAATTTCTGCTCTGTTACTTTCTCTGATTTAGATACGAATCTAAGGAATATGGCACCGGCAAATAGTATCTCAGCAACGTTGCCTTTATTAAATCCTGCCTTGCCATCATCCTTATAGTCGTCTGATTTGTGTATACGAGTGATACCAAACTCTTCACCTTTGGAATCTAGAAGTTTATAACCTGAGCCTCTAACGATACGTCTCAAATCGTCCAAACGAATAGTTCTCAAATTATGCTTGTTGCCGTTTTTTTCTTGAATGTGAGAGAGAACTACACTCTTGCCAGACGCTTGTGTATTACCAGGTGGGATCGTAGTCATGTGTCCCTTTCCTTTTTTACACTTATCTAAGAAGATACCAACTCTTGTGTCTCCTTTCTTTTCTATATCAAATGTTAGATATGCCATATTTGTTCCTTATAAATAACTAGGTTTAACCATATTTATATTGGAGGAAATGATGGGCCGATTTAATCGTTTATTAGACGCAACATATACTCCGCCTAGCAGGTGGGTTTTAAACACCGCTTTATCTTACGATACTGACGTTTTAACAGAAAGTCAAGTAA